CCTGCCCTAGCAGATCCAGTTGCTTCCCCGCCGCCGTAGCGGGCCAAGGCCCTAGCCAGATGACGAGCCCGTAGCCCATCAGGAGGCCCGATAGAGCCACCCCCGCCCCGACCTGAGCCCAGAACCGGGCGGACCCGGCGAGCATCATGGCCGACCAGATACGGCCGATCACTTGGGCGCCGCGCGTGATCGGGGAGCTGCCCTGAACTGGCTTTCAAAAAGGCTGGTCAGGTGTTTCAATTGTTCCTGCACCCGAACCAGCGCCAGGATCGTTTCAGAGTGCGATGACGCTTCCGCATCGGCCTTGGCTTTGACGGAAATCAGATCAAGCTTGACCGCCTCCGTCTCCGCCTTGGCGGCATTTACCCGCCCCTCCAATCGGACCAGCCAGACAACGGCGGCGACGAATAGCGCCCCAGCGGAAAGCATCAGTTCAGGCGTCATTCGTCGGCCCTTTCGTTGGGGTCGGTTGATGTCTGGATAGTGTCAGGGGATTGGAGGGGGCGCGGGTTGCGGCCCCCTCCTCATATGTGCGGGCGTGGGGGCTAAGCGTTCGGTTCGATCCAAGCGAACAGCGTTTCACTGTCCATCACGTAAATTGGTAAGATGCCTAGAGTTGTAACCCACCGAACATAATCGGGGTCATTCAGCAGCCGCGCCGGGGCAATCCAATTGCCAACCAAAGTGCCATAGCCCAAGTTATTAGCGAGGGGGTTTACTACCTCGCGCGCGCCAAGCGCGGCATTTTCGTCATCGAGCAGAGTGGCAGTGTTCTTGTCAGTCGTGGTCATTACGATCCAGGCTTGGACGGTCATTACGCAGCTCCTATGGACGTGAGATAGGTATTGAGGGCGTTGTAGAATGCCAGATGCTCGGCATCGGTCAGCGATTGGCCAAAGAAGCCTGCCGCGCCTTGCCGAGACGATGATGTTCCGGAACCGCCACGCCCCAACATGCGGAACGTCGCATTGGTTGACGCTGCGCTCGCGTCAGAGGTAGCCAGTGCCGAGACACCATTCTTTAGTATCTTCGTTGATGTCGAACCGACGCGGTTGGTTGCGAACAGCCCCAACCCACTGGCATTGGCTGTCTGAATAGTTGCAGCATCGCAGTTGATGCGCCCAGTGAAGTTGTCGCTGGCATTCCGCGCGTGAAGCAGCGAGTTGGTGTTGCCAGCATCAGGGAATGTGGATTGCGCAGATGTTCGGGACCAGAGGCCAATGTTGCCGCTGTTTTGGACGAACTTGGGCGCGATGGCTGTAGTGGGGTTGAAGCTGGTTTCGAGGTAGCTACTGGAGCCGTCGCCCGTGTAGCCCCGATCCGCCGTGAAGGTTGGCGCAGAGACGGGCGTGAGGTTATAGACATCAGCGATCCAGTTGCGCCGGGCGGCTTGGCTGTCGGCGGCGGCCATCAGGTACAGGGCGTCGAGCTTGGACCAGACTGCGGCCTTCTTCAGGTCATAGACCAGCTTCGAGATGACCTTCGTCCGGGTAGCGTCAGCCGGGGTGGTGAAGCGTGCGAGGAGAGCGGCAGTGTCCGTGTTGCTCTCGACGTTGTTGACGACGTTCATCCGGTCGAGCCACTGCTGGCCGGTATCGCCATCTGCGATGTTGGTGAGCCCAAGGGCGGTCGCAACGCCGTTGATCAGCGTGTGATAGTCGCCCCACGTGGAAACGCTGGCGGTTGATCCCGCCCCAAGCCAAAAGTCCGCGACGCTGATGCACTTGGCACGGGCCGAGGAGCTGTAGACCTCGTTCGCGGCGAATGGCGTGACGATGTTGGTTGCCATCTAGAAGGCCTTTGTGTTGTCGACGACACCCGAGACGTTGAGAGCGCCAGTCGCCCACATCCAGCCACGCACCCCCTCACCCGTAGAGAGGGTGGCACGGACAGGCGGGCGGATTACGCCGTGAATGACGCCGCTGATCATTTGCCGAGCCTGTAGGTGATCGTGCCTGACGTGTAGGCGACGCAGTTCAGACGGTAGAGGGTGCCGACTTCGCTTTCCTGCGCCATCACGGAGAAGGGCGCGGTGTAGCTTGCCGAGGTTCCGGCGCTGTCTTCGGAGCAGATGAACCAGTTCGCGCCCTTGTCGAACGACCGTTCAAGCTGAACCGTTGCGACGTAGGTTCCCGACGTAGAAACGTTGAACTGACCGCAGTTGGTGTCTTGAATGGCTACGTTTGGCTCAAAGGTGGCCGATTGGCCGGTCGCGGTGAAAGTGCCGGTGATTGCGGGCATGTTAGTCTCCAGTAATGGCGGCGTTAGATGATGCGCGTTGCTCGGAACTCGGCGTAAATCTCAACATCACTCGTGGATGATGCGTAGCCGAGCGTATTGGTGCCCGCGTTTGCTGGCAGATGGTGTCGCAGTTCAAACACTTTGGCCGAAGTGATCGTTATCACTTGCGGGGGGATGTGACTAAATCCGCCATCGACAGCGACAGCTTCATGCCCAGGACCCAGAGCGGCAACCTGACTATCGGTCACGTTATAGATTTGAGCTCTAGTCACCCTTGGTACATTGTCATTCCCATATGAGACATATCCGCCGATTTTCCACTTACCGGCCGGAAGTGTTACTTGATTGCTGTTCAGAGAGGCCCCTGCAATGTTGCGCACAACGGTGTTTAGTGTGCGGACTGAATAGCCACCGCTGGCCTTTGCCCCGGCGTCCGTCCCGGATGCCTTTTGGTCTTGAATGATTACGTGCGGGCCAAGGTCGGTCTTCAGGGCGATGATCTGGAGGTTAGTTCCATCGGAAATGACCCGGTAAACCTCGCCGGAATTGACCGTGAGGGTGGATGCGCCGCCGATGGTCTCGGAGGCGTTCGGGTCAATGGTGACGATGCCAGTTCCCGAATTGCCGTAGTCTGCGAACCATGAATCGCCAAGGGTCGCGGCGGCGGTTACTGTCTGGGTGAATGTCCCAGAGGTAACGTCCACATAGGTTCCGATGTCGGCGTAAGCTAGGATGGTGTTGGACGTGCGAACCGACCGCGTAACGCCACCATCTGCTGCCCCGATGTTCGTCCGCGCCTGGAGCTTCTGCGGCGTCGTCAGGGTTTGGGCTGCAACCTGCACGTAATCGTCAGGGTCGAAACCTGCGGCGAGAACGGCGCGATCTGCGGCGTCTGAGGCGGTGATAGCAGCAGCCGAAGCTGTCACCTCCGCCGCGCTCGCTGTGATCTGGGCCGCGACAGCCGTATCTTCGCTCTCTTCGGCCGAGATGGCGGAAGCCTCCGCAAGCTGCCCGCTTGCCAAAACCGCATCATCAGCCGGGGAAATGCCCGTCTCAGCCCGCAAGAGGCGGTCAAAGGTCTGATCGGTCAGCCCATAGTCGAACGTCTCGGCATCATCGGCCCAGATCTGCACGAAGTAGCCGCTGGCGTTGGAGGGGATCGGCTGCTCATGTTCGATGCTGAGTGTGTCGTCGGTGTAGACGGCCTTCAGCTCATTGCGTGAAGTCCCCGGCTCATAGAACCGCAGCTTGGCAGGCAAGGCCCGACCGTTGGCGTCCCGTGACGGCATAGCGCCGGGAACGATGATGCGGCGTGCGGTCATCGGTCATCCTTAAAAAGCCCGCGCGGGAGACCGGCTGGCGTGGTATTGCTTGGGGATGCAGGAAGAAGACGAGTTTGATCGCCTTTACCGTGACAGCTACGCGCTGCCCGGCGTGTTCATCTTCTGGGTCGCAGCCGTCAGGGGTTGGCGCGCGTTAAAGCGTTTTGCTGTTTCGCGTTGGAACTCACGGCGCCAGCCGACCGCGCTAGGCGGGCAGAAGCTTCTCGGTAAAGCGGCGCGACCTTCGGATCTTTAGCGGCTAGGTCGGCCAGTTGCTTCAAAGCCGCCTTGGCCTGCGATGCTGAGATGCGGTTGTCGAGGGCGCGGTTAAAGGCTGAGATGGCTTGCGGCGTGTAGGCCTTGGACGCCAGCTTAAGACCGCCGACAGTCGTTGCAATGCCGCCTGCCGCTGCCAAAGCGCCAGGGATGCCGCCAGCCATGAGGCCCGCTAGAACGGCGTTAGGCGCTGAAGCAAGGGCCACCACTGAGCCCCGTGTTGCCGTTCCACTGTCGGGAACAGACGAAGGTAGAACGCGACCAGCAGAGCGGGCCAAATCCTGCCCCATAGCCTCGCCCTTGGCGTAGCGCCCTTTATCCAGGCTCTTGTCAGCCTTCTTGATTGCCCCGCCATACTGACCAGCCGAGAACACGCCATCGGCAGCGGCATTGGTTGAGGTCGAAGCCGCCTGAAGGCGCTTGAACTCAGCGTAACCCCGGTCAACCTTGGCTTTCATCGCGGCGAACTTGGGGTTCTGGCGTGCGGCGGCTTCCCTGAGTTGCTCCTGTAGGAACGTTAGGCCGTTCACCGTGGCGATGTCGTCGGGGCCGGATGACTTTGAGAAGCGCTCAATCTCTTTCCGCAGTTTCGAGTGCGCGGTTTGATAGGCTGGGCCGTTCAATGCCCCGTCCTTAAAATGGTCAAGGAAGCTCACCTTGACGATCTTCTGGAACTTGCGAATGGAACTCTCATCCATCGTCGCCGTGAAGTCATCCAGCGACGTGATAGAAGGGCCGAACTTGTCGTCGAATTTGACGCCGCCCGTGGGGATGAGGCGGTCGTATTGGTTGCCAAGTTCCTTGCCGACATAGGCCACGGTTTCGGTTCCGGGGGCCACGCTATCCGGCACGCGCTTGCCGATGGGCTTTAGAGCCCGATTTCCAACTGCAGTACTTAGGGTGCCGAGGTTTTTCAGTCGGGCTTCTTGGATCGCAGGACCGACGATGGGGAACGATGTTCCGGCATCTTCTAGCGCCTTCCAAAACCCACCAGCCGCTTGGCCGGGAGTTACGTCGATTTTGTCGGCGCGGAGGTTAACGACGTCCTGATTGATGCGCGGCTTTTGCTTCAGGCTCTTGCGAGCCGGGGCCAACATGCCCGCACCAGCGCCTAGCGCCAAGGTCACAGGATCGCGCACGGCATTGCTTGCAGCGGTCAAGCGCTCGCTAACAGTGCCGCGATCCGCCGCCGCATAGCCTGCACCCGTGAGACCCGCCACTACCGCACCACGGGCCGCATTTACGGCGCGTGGTGCCGCCGCCAGCGTCTGCGCAGCCTTGCCGCCAGGCACTAGCATGGTCAGGGCGTTCCCGGTCCCTGTGGCGAGGTTTGCGGCCATAGGGGCGCGCTCGTCATAGGTGCGCTCGTAGGAGCGCTGTTCACCCATACTCTTGCCGAAATCCTTGGCGAGCGCGCCAGCGGCTTCCACCGGGTTAGAGCCCAGCTTGACCTTGCCCGTCAGGGCGTTGGCCCCCGTCTTGATGCCCGCCGCGATTTCGTCCGCGAGAGGAACCGCCGCGTTGACCTTCGACATGAAGCCGACGACGTTTTGGCCTGCCGTCAGCTTCTTCGGTCCACCCTCACCTAGGCGGCTAATAATCTCAGCGGGTTTGTAACCGGCTTGACGCGCTTGGCTGATCTTCGGGCCAAACGCCGGATCTTTACCCAGAGCAGCGGCAATATCGTCGTCGGAATAGCCCGCCTGACGAGCCTTTGCGATCCTTGCGCTCATTTCGGTCATGCGGCTATTTCCCGAAAAGGATGCTGTCGAGCTTGTCGGTTGGCTTGCCGCGACCTTTGCCCGTCAGGGCGTTAGTCGGCTTGCGCCCTTCGTCCTTGATCTGGGCGCCGGTCTTGGCGTCAAATTTGGGATTGCCTGCGTCGTAATTGTCGTTGCGCCGAGTGTTGCGGTATGGGTCGGTATAAAAGGAACCCAGCGGGATGGCTTGGCGGGTTTCGCCTTTGGACAGGTCGTAGGGCGCTCGGATCGAGCCGCGCTCCACTTCGGTCAAGTCAGCCGGGCCGACGTTCTGCGAACTGCGACGCTGCGAGACGATGGCGCGCCTGTTGTCGATGGCCCGCCTGTTAATGCCGTCAATTTCCGCAAGGCGCTGCTGCACCAAGCTTTCATCGTTCACGTTGGCGAGTAGTTCGTTCCACGCGCGCTGTGCGTCGCCTTCAGTCTGCATCCCCTTGTTGAGGCGCAGGCTGTCGTTCCGCAGCTTTTCCAGGCCAGCCCTGAACGATCCGTAATTGCGGGAATTTGGGTCTGACTTGCCTGCAAAGTTTTTGACATCGGACCAGACATTCTGGACCGGCCCAAGGTTAAGCTGTCCGCTCTCAACCTGCGACTTGTAGCGCCCGACCTGACCGCTGATCTGCGAAGATGCTTGAATGGCCTCAATATCGGCGGTTTCGGCCTCTTGCAGCTTGCCGGTCAGCTTGGGGGGAGCTTTGCCCGAAGCCTTCGCCAATTCGGCGTTGTAGAGCGCCTCTAGCTCCTCGTCGGACATCTGGGAAAAGTCGGTCATTGGCCACCTCGTGCGGCTTTACGGCGCTCGATTTCCGCCGCCATCGCTTGGAGGACCGGGCTTGAGCCGCCGCCAGCGCCACCGCCCGCCCGTGGCCGTTGCGGTGCGTATGGCTGCTTGGCCTTGGCCCCGTAGTACTCAGCTTGCGCGCCGCTCTGCCCCGCCCTACCCCTTGCGGCTTCGGCTTGGGCTTGCAGAAGGTCGCGGCGCTCGGCTAGCAGCGGGTCTTCCCGCACAACTTCGGTTTCGCCCGTGGCCTCGTTGACGGAGACGATTTCGCCGTTTGCCCCGCGCTGATATTTGTAGGTTGGCGCGCCAGCCAGAGCCGTCAGGGCCTGCTCAGGGTTTTCAGCAATCTTCGCGCGGATCATTGCCAGTTGCTCGGGCGATGCCCCGTAGGACGCCGACCGCTGGTCAAAGGCCGACAAGACGGCATCCGGGCCTTGCTGATTAAACAGCCCAAGCATGAACTGTGCTTCTTCAGCCACACGCTTTGCGGAAGCGGCTTGCGCGTCGTCGGTGGCCGATACACCGTCCATGTCACCGATCCCGGCATAGGCGTTGCGCGCACCGTCAAAGTCGCGCTTGGCGTAGGCTTGCGCGCCCGTGATGCGCGATTGGCGGTCCTGCTGGCCGCGCTGGAACTCCTGCTCCTTTCGCTGCCGATCCTGCATCTGCATTGCGACATCAGGGTTGACGCCCATCAAGTCTTGAATTGCCCCGTCCGGGTTCGTGCCGTAGCCCTTCAGGGCGTTGCGCGTGGCGGTTTCCCGGCCGTCTTCCTCACCGGCCCGGCGATAGCGCAGGGCGTTACCGGCGAAGTCGGGCGTTTGGAGCGCGCCCCAATTGATCTCAGCCATGAGTTAATACCCCATCCCAGGTTGCCAGCCATAAGCGCCGCGCGAGGCCGAGCCGGTGACGGGCCTCTTGAGCGCGTTCTGCCCCTGCTGGTAGCTCAGGGCGCTAACGCCCGACTGCAAGAAGCTGTTGAACGAGTTGGCGCCAGCAATGGCCGCGTTGCCCTTGTTCGCCGCGTTGTTGTTGAGCGCGTTGACAATGCCGGTGGTCGTGTTCGCGCCCGCGTTCGCCGTCTGCGCCGCCGACGCCTGCCCCATGCCGCCAAGCTGGAACAGATTGTTGGTCTGGGTGTCGTAACGGTTGGTCAGATAGTTGCGGTCGGTCTCGTAATTGCCCCGGCCATAGGCGCGGTCGGTCTCATAGGTGGCCCGGCCATAGTTGCGGTCGGTTTCGTAGCTGTTGCGGCCGAAGTTGCGCGCGTCGGTGTACTGGTCTTGGCCGTAGCCCCGGTCGCTCTCATAGGTGCCACGCCCGAAGTTGCGGCTGTCGGTGTAACGGCCCAGCGCAAAGGCCCGCTCGTTGCCGAAATCCTGATAGGCGAGGTTCGAAGCCCGATCTTGCAGCGACTTCAGCGCCGCGCCGCTCTGGAGCGCGCCGGTAGCCGATGCGTTGGCGAGAACGCCCTTCATCGCCTGATCGACCGTGTACTGATAGGCCGGGGAAGCCTTGTAGTCCTCCGCCGTGTAGCTGAACTCGCTCGGGGCCTGATAGGCGGGGGCCTGGTAGGCTTGCGGAGCCTGATAAGCGGTCTCAGTCGGGCGCGTCGGCTCCTGATAGGTCGGGTTCTGGGTCTGGCCGAACGTCCCCGGCTCAACAGGTGCGGCCGGCGCGGGCATCATCTCAGCCGTGCGGCCTTCGGTCTTGCCGTACTGTTGGAAATGCTCGTTGGCGAAGGCCGTCTCGTCGCCCTGGTAGCCGCTGGCCTTGGCCTGTTGGAAGCCCTGAGCCACGTCGGGGTTAGCTTGCAGATAGGCTTGCGCGTTGATCCCGCCCTGAACCGGGCCTGCTGGTTTAGGGCTTAGGCCAAGGCGGTCATTAATGGCGCCAACAGCCGTCACACCGGCTTGCGTGTAGGGAGCCAGATCGGCGCGGGTTTGAGCCTGCTGCTCACGCAACAGCGCAGTGCTTTGATCGGTGGCGGTCTCCGAAGCCTTAGCGGCCTTCTTAGCGGCGGAATTGGAAGCCAGGCCACCGACAACGGCGGAACCCAGGATAGCGGCGGCGGTCCATGCCATTTCAGAGCCCTTTCACGTAGCCGACTTCGACGGGGCGATACCCGGCGCGTCGAAAAACCTTGTCAATTGTCTCTTGGCGCTCGTTGACCTGACCCGAGAAGACGATGCGGAGCGCGCCCTGCTCTGCCGCCCATTGTTCAAGCGCCAGACGAAGCGCCCGGCCTTCCTTGGGGGCCCACCAGAACAATTCGACGGCCATCTTGGCGCCTGGGTTCCAGTAGAACGGGACGATGACCCCGCCGATAATTCCCTCGTCAGAGAGGAAAACCGCCCCGCCCTCAATAAGTCCCGCCATCCACCCTTCAAGGGCTTCAGCGACCACCGGAACGTCAGCGTGAACGCTCTCCGAGTGAAACCGCGTGGCGAACGCGCAAGCCGCTGCCAGATCGTCCAGATTGGCCCTGCGGATCATGTCTTGAGGTCGTCCACTATGGCCTTGAAGCGCTGCGACAGGATCTGCACATGATTGGCCAGGGCTTGGACTTCGGCCTGAGTGTAGAGCGCTGAGATGGTCGGCGCGGTGTAGGTGGCGAAAGCAGTTCGCGCCGCCGTCCCGGTTGGTGAGGCCCATGTGGTGAACGTCGAGCGCTTGACCGCATCGACTGCGCCCGTTGCGCCATCGGCAGCGGTGAAGGACAGGTTCTGCCAAAACCGTTGAAAGTAAGGGGTTATCCGGCCGGTTTGGGGCTCAATGATCGGCGTGCTTTTATCCAGCGCCGGAGGACGATAGAACGTCATCAGCGATAGCTCTCGTTATAGCGCGCCCGGCGAACCGTGACAGGCTCAGTGGTGCGCCAGCGAAGGATCATGCTGCGGCCAATCATGCCGATGCGGTTCCAGAGCACCCGCGCGCCGCGCTCGCCTTGGCGTCCGAGGGGCTGTTGCTCCTCATCGTCAAACGTCAGGCCGAAGTCACCGGATATGGCCATGCCGACCATCGGATCACCGTCCGGCGTCTCAGCCGTGCCCACGCCGACATGAAGAATGACGTTGCTAATCCGGGTCGGTGCGCCGTTGTTCTCAAGCAGGCCAGAGCACTCGAAAACCACCGGATCGGTGCCGTCTAGCCGAACGTCGGACGACATTTCCCAGAGCGTGCCCGAGGTGTCGTCACCAATCATGGGCTGCGCGTTGGGTCCAATCGCACTCACGGCAGCGCGGAAGAATGAGCGGCCAAAGCTGGTCACTTCATCCCAAAGGCCCGTTGCCAGGTCGTAGGCGAACGACCCATAGCCGGGAATGTGCAGGATATAGAAATCGTGCCCGTCCCAGGAATGGGTGCAGGCGTAGGGGTTGACGCTGTTGTCAGTGAACGAAATCTCGACGTTGCGCAGCATCTCCTCGATGCTGTTGTCGCTGATCCGCGTCGGGTTTGGGTTGGTGCGATAGACCCGCCTATCCGTCCCCACCCAGCAGACCGTATCGACCCCGCCAACGTTCATCTTCTGGCAGGTATCGACCGCCGTGATACCGATCCCGAACGTGCGCCCGCCGATGCGCTGGAAAGGGAGATCCAGATCGCCGGTCGGTTGCCAGACTTCGACGGACAAGCGGCCAAACAGCCACAGCTCGTCACCGATAACCTTCAGGGTCCGCAGGGTGTCGGGCTGGCTTTCCGCCGTGGCGTAGTCGAGAGCGTCAATCGACGTGCCACCGATGGCCGACCAGTAGAACCTGCCAAGCTCTGAGGCGACGAGGAAATAGCCGTTCAGCGTGTCAACGCCGTAAGCCAGTTTGCTATCAGGCATGGCGATAGTGGTTAGGGCCGTGCCGTCCGTCGTGTAGAGCGCGCCACCTACAGTCAGCATCACCACATCAGCGTTACCCTCAGCGCTCATCCGCGAGAGCCCAGCCGGTACGGTGTCGATCAGGGTTGCGGTTCCAACACCCTCAACGCCGGTCTGAGTGACCTTGTAGAGTGAGGTCCCCGACAGGCAGATAATGGCGCCGGAGTTGCCCGCATTGGCCATCACACCGCCCTTGCGGTACAGGCCGTTGATCGGACCAGAGCCAGCCAGGGCGAATTGCTTCAGGCGCGGACGCGGGACGAGCGAAACGTTGTCTTCAAGGTTGGTCGGGCTGGCCTCATAGAAATAATTCTTGAGGGTGACGCTGGGAACCTGCGCCCGCTTGAACGCGGCCCGGCTTAGGGGGATGCCGGTCACGACTCGTAAAGCCCGCCGAGGGTGTTGTAGCCGTTGTCGGACATGACCAGATAGGCCGGGTCCATAGGCACGATGACTTCGCGATAGAACCGGGTGCGGAAGCTGTTGAGCGCGTCGGCGGCGCGTTGCAGCGTCACCTCGCCTAGTTCCGCGTTATATTCGGGCGAGGCCTCAACAGCAGTCAGGGAGGCAAGGCCGATGTCATCTTCAGGGCCAAACGGGCTTTCGTCGGAAAGGGCCAGCGCATCGCAGCGCGCCCAGGTTCCGTTCGATGCCGCGTAAATCCACAGGCCGACCTGATCCCCGCCGATGATCTGGACGCGGGACATATCGCGTTGGCGTTGCGTGACGTTGTTCGCGTCAACGTAGGTGGTCGGGAGGGTAATCGTGGCGCTATATCCACTCGTGTGGATGCGCTCACCGTCCGTTGCGGTATAGGCCGCAGCACTGGTCAGGGTCACGTCAGCCCATCGGCCACGCAGCCGGGGAAGCGCGTTGATGACGTCCTGCATCTTTTGCAGCAGGTCTTCAGCATCAGCCCCAGCCGGAACCTTGCCAGACCTGACAACGCCCATAGCGCGGGCGGATCGGGTGATGATTTCGAGAACCGTGGACATGAACGCCCCCGCTAAGAAGGTGAGCCGCCCCCGAAGGAGCGGCTCTGAGGTGCAGGGAGGTTAGGCGGCGCCAGACAGACGCGTGCCGAGACGACGATCAGCGTTCACCGTGCCGAAGAAGACATCGAAACGGTGATTGTGCGTGTCGTTCGCGCCGTCGCTGTAGCGCCAGTAGCGGACAGTCAGGCCGGTGTCGGGGTCAGTGGCGTAGTCAGCCTCGCCCGAATACGGCATGACCAGCTTTGCCGAGACCAGCTTAATCGCCGACTTGTGGAAGATGGCGTTCGGACGGTAGGTCGTCGAAGCCGTACCCAGCCAGGTCAGAACAGCGTCGTCAGCCGGAGCCGCCGACACGTTCTGGAACGCGCCCGAGGTGATGATCGGGGGCGAGATGGTCAGGGCCAGGTCCTGAGCCGTCGCGGTGCCGGAAGCCACCGAAGTGCCACCGGTGATAACCGTGAACTGCTGGAGGTAGCCGGTCGAGACCTTGGTGCGCGGGTTGACGGCATAGACGCCCACGATGGTGAACACTTCGCCCGCAACCACGGTGGCGGCGTTGCCAACCGCGTCGATGTTGAGGGTCTGGGTGTAGGTGGTCTTGACGTTGGCGTAGGTGACGTTCTGAGCAGCGCCGTCCACAGCCGCAGTTGCGCCGCGCGTGCCGGTGGTCAGGCCGCCCAGCGTTTGCGTCATATAGCTGTCGGTCATCCCCATCATCGGGATTTTCGAGCGCATCAGGGCGTTATTGGCCACGCCACCGGCAAGCGCGGCGGTGCTGGCCAGAGTGCCCAGCAGGCCGTTAGCGTCGGCAGGGTTCAGGACGGCGTTACGGCCCTGAACCGGAATGGCCATTTCGTTCAGGCGCGTATCACCGGCCAGGAAGCCCGCGACCGACGACAGGGTGTTGGCGGGGGTGCCAACCCAGTTGTGAAACTCGTTGATGCGAGCGCCGATCTCCTGGTCAACGTAGGTGGCAATCGTGGCCATCTGCGCGTCGAGGATCTTCGACTTCAGCAGGCTGTCAACGTTCAGGGTTTCCTCTTGCGAGGTGAACTGAACATCCACACCGGCTTGCTTGTCGATGGTCACGGCGACTTCGCCTTCAACCACGTCTTGGGCCGAGGCGGTAGCGCCGGTGCGGATCACAAATTCCGGGGGGCGCTTGACGTAGACGGTGCCACCGACACCGGCCTTGAACGATTTATCGACGCTCTCGGAGTCAACGAGCTTGGCGAGAACGAGGTTGTTCTTGAGGAGCATAAGGCCCGCGTTAGCGAAGACCTTGGGGGTAGCAAAAGCATGGGTCATTTGGGTTCCTTGTGCGCTCTAGGCGCGAAGGCTCACCCGCCGCTGTAGGCTTTCTCGAACGATGCAAAGTCGGAGGTATCAGCGGCAGGCTTGAACTTGCCGCCTGATCCTCGAACCTGCGGCGTCGGTGCCGGGGCGTCGGAGACGAGCTTGATGGGTGGGGTGGTTTCCGGCGCGCGGGAGGCGCTCAACCGGCCTTCAAGACGGCCAAGTTCACGGACCTGAGCGATGGGAGCTAAACCGGCGATGCGGTGCGCTTCGGTCGGGTTCTTGGCGAGGTGATAGGCCACCGCCGCGCCCTCATCAGAGGTGCGGATGGCGTCGGCCATAGTCTCAGAGCAAACCCATTCGCTGTCGATGGCCTCGAAATAATCCGGGGCTGCTTTGGCGAAGGCTTGCTGGCGTTGTTGCCAGGTCTGCTCAATGGCTTGAGCGGCCTGTTGCGCTTGTTGGGCGCGTGCCTGTTCGGCAAATTCTCGGCGCGTCTCGTAGCGGGCCAGATCGCGAATGAATTGCGCGTCGCCTTCCCCGTAGGCGTAGTTCTCGGGGTTGGGTTCGTCGCTGTCAGGCGCGGCTTGCTGCTGCGGTTGCGGGGGTTGAGGCTCGCGGCTCTTGAGCGCCTCGTTGCGCCAGTATTCCGCGTCGCGTTCGGCTTGTCGCCGGGCGCGAGTTACCTCATCGATCCTCTCTTGAACGCTGGGCTTGCGCTTGGGCGTCGTGTCGCCTTCGGGCTGGGCTTCATCGCTCGCGGCGGGTTCGTCGCCGGGGTCTTCTTCGGGTTCCTGCGCTTCAGGTTCGGCCGGTTGGGCTTGCTGAGCCTCAATCGCCCGCGCTTCAGTCAGCAGGGGGTCTTCACTGACCTGATGGTCAGCGTTGGTTTCGGTGTTCATGGGGCGCTCTTGGCGATGCTCCGGGCGCGTGATCGGGGGTGGAGCAATCCCCCGCGCGAAAGTCGTTAGAGGCCGGGCTGCGGCGCCATCGGCATCGGCTGGGACTTGGACAGGAACAGCTTGATCTGGGCTTCTTCGGCTTCAGCTTCGGCCCTAGCGGCGTTGGCTTCAGCCTGCCGCGTCTTGGCCTCTTGCTCGCGAAGGCCCATCTGGGCTTGCTCTCGCGCCATGCCCATTTGCTCTTGCTGGGCCCGTTGAGCCTGGGCCTTCATCTGGGCTTGCGGGCTGTTGGGGTCTTGGTCCTCGTCCTCGTCCTCACCTTCCGTGAGGTTGGCAGGGATGGCCCGCTTCAGACGCTTGGCGATACCCTCAGCGCCCGGCCAATCTTGAGCGGCGGCAATGAGGTCAGGAATGGCGGCGGCAACGCTCGGCATGGCCTGAACAAACGCCATCATGCTTTCGGCCGCTTCAACGCGCTTGGTCGAGTAGCTTGGCCCGGTCTCAACAACGATGTCGTACTTGCCAACCTTCAGATCCACCGCTTCGGGGTCGCTTGGATCGTTGACGCGAACAGGTGTCGAGCTGTCATCATCACCTAGAACAATGACGGTGCGCGTCGTATCAAAAACGACCGGAAGCAGCTCATTGGTAACAAAGCCGCACGCCTGAACCGCCGCGTTCAGGTTGTCGTGGTACATGAACGTGGCAACGTCGCCTTGGCGCTCACGGGCCATGATGGCCTTACCGCTGGTCTCGTTGGACTTCATGCCCAGCGAGGCGTCGTGAAGGCCCGTTACGTCTTTGATGTCCTGGTCGTTGAACTGCGCTTCCTGCAACAGCGCAGACGGCGAGGACGGCGGCTCAATGCGTTCCGGCTTCTGAGAGCCCGTCCAAGGCAGGACCGGATCAGCCGAGGTCGCAGCGGCGCGGAAGATGTCTTCCGACTCCTCGCTTGACGAGTGCAGAAGCCACTGCGCCTTGGGCGCCAGGCCGATCCACTCAGCCGCCGACGAGCGCCAGAGGTTCTTCATGCGGATCGGGTCTTTAGCAAACCGGATCAGGCCGAAACGATAGCGGCGGGTTGCAAGGCGGATTTCACGGCCCATAACCCGGAAGATGGGCAAGCGAGAGATAGGATACTCATACGGCCCGTCGAGGATCTTGTGGCCGTTGGTCAGGTACATACAGGCTGACTTCTTGGTCACTTCCCGGCTGTAGGGTGCGCCGTTCGGAGCCTTGACGATGAACTGTTGCGCCTCGTCGAGGTTGTCGGTGATGTCGACGATCTGAGGCTGGGCTTCAGGCGCGCGTTGCAGCAGCGCAATGGTGCGCTTGCGCTCCTTCATCACCCAATACTCAGTCACCCGAACGGTCTCGTTCGTCACCCAGCCATGGGCCGACAGCGGAACCGTGAGCGTGGTCGGCAGGGCGTCTTCCCCGAACCGCTCCTTGAAGCTCTCGCGGTCCATCTCGTCATCGACAAAGCACCACGACGCATCAGCGCCGGTCGGTTCGGTGCTCATCGGGTCCCAAACCACGGCGAAGGGGTTGGGGATGTGCTTGATGATGATGTCGCGGTCGAAGGTGTCGCCTTCGGACCACTCTAGGCCGATGCGGAAATTGCCGATCCCGCAGGAAACTTGGTCCTCGCCCGCAAGCGAGTAAACCATCTGGGCGCGCGACTTGTTCTCAATGAACCGGATCAGACCCTGCCGGATCTCCGCAATCTTCTTGTCGCCGTCTTCAGCAGGCCGAACCTTGATCGACGGGCGGTTGGCGCGAATGTCCCCGATGACCTGGCCGACGTACTGTGGCAGCGTGTTGATCGTCAGGCAGGGACGGCCCTTCTCCTTGCGCGAGGCCCGCACGGTGTCGTCCCACTGACCCTCACCGGACAGGAACAGAAGATCGTCCATCCCCTCATCGCGGTTTGGCCGGTCAGCATCGACGCCCTTCTGGTGACGCTTGCGGGTCTCAACCAGAAAGTCGTCGAGGTTCCCGTAGCCTTCGGGAACGTAGTCTTCACCGGTCTCACCGGTCTCAACAGCGGGCGTCAGCTCATCCATGCCGTGTCGCTCCGGTGTTTCTGTTGCTGGTCGCGGCGGGCTTTGCGGGGCTGCTCATAGGCCACGCACATCAGCCCGAAGGCGTCAGCGCCGTGCGAGGACCAGTCGTGGTTAGGTCCAAGCCCGATGTTCCGCGCGTCGTCGCGCTTCTCGTGGTAAGCGCCGATGGCGTCCCGACCGGCTTCGGTGGTGTCTTCGTTGAACCAGATGCTCGGGAACAAGCGGCGCGCGGCTTCAATCCGCATCGTTGCGGCGCCCTTGCCCTGGTTGGGCACGACTTCGACGTTGAACCCGGCTTGGCGAACCGCGCCCTCATAGGTCGCGTCGTAAATCTTCTCGCCGCTCGCCCCGTCGTGAGGCAGGACACACAGCGCGTTTCCGTAGCCCTTAGAGCGCAGCCAATTCAGATGCGTCGAGAGCGGCTGGCCTTGCGCCTCGTAGTAATCCAGAACGCGGATCTCACGCCCTATGAACTGCACAACCCAGATGGCCGTTGCGTCCGCCTTGGCGCCGGTTCCGCCGATGTCCCAGAAGGCCCGAACGGTCATAAGGGGATCAGCCGAGACCCGACCGATACGCCCATCGCTGCGAGCCTTGGTCAGGTCCGCCGCGAAGTAAGCGCCTACAGTCACCTTGACGTAATCACCCTCCCAAACGTGGTCGTATTGGTCAGGCTGCATCCGTATGCAGTCTTGACGCTCGCCCTCTAGCTCTGCGGTGAACCAGGGATTGTCGCGCCAGTTAGCCTGAACCACGACAGCGCCGGTCGGCGTCTCAGGACCGCGCAACATGATGTCAACGGGATCAGTCTTGCGCCTTGGGTTCCATGAGAACCAAAGCTCAGACCCTTCAGCGCGGATCGTCGGCCGCAGGAGCTTCAGGCTGTTAGGTGACAGCGCCTGAGCTTCCTCGCCCCAAGCCCGCTTGAACCCCTCCAGCGACTTGATGCTTTCGGCCGTGTGGTCCCGCATCCCCTGAAACACGATCACGCCGTCGCCGGGCGTCTCGATCAGTTCCTTGAACACCTTGAAGCCGTCAGCCTCACCAAGGCCGAACTGCGATAGCTTGGCTTCGATCAGGCGCTTAGACGACTGCGCGAGCGACTTCTGAACCTCACGGATGCAGACCGACAACAGGCCGGGTTCTGCCAGGCTGTCTTCGATCAGCTTCTCAGCGAAGAAGTGAGACTTGCCCGAACCGCGACCGCCCCATGCGCCCTTGTAGCGTGTCGGCTCTAGGAGCGGGGCGAAGACCCTAGCTGTTGGTATTCCGAGGATCGACAATCGTTCGCCTAACCTCTTGGACCGTAGCGTCAACCTTGGCGTCTATGTCGAGCGCCTGTTTCGGCTTGCCGTAAGCCCGGTCGAGAATGGCGTTCGCAGCAGAGACGCGGGCTGCGGCTGGATGTTCGCCGCCTTGCATCACCGAAGCGAGCGTGGCCAAGGCAGACTCGGCGTGAGTGAGCGCTGCGGTTTTGATGTCCGCCGTCGCCTTGCTCACGACACCGGGCTTGCGGCCTGCGCCCGTCCTAGCGCCTCCACGGGACATCTTTGATTCCATTGATTGTTTTTCAAACCGGCTCGGAATTCAAAAGCAGCACATCAATCTCAGCGATGCGCGTCTCAATGGCCTTGGCGTTGGCAGCGAAGCCGAACTGGTCTTGGCGCTTGGATAGCTTGCGCTCTAGCGTCTCGCGTTCGGCTATCAGCTCTGCGGACATAGGAGCCTCTTGGGTATCGCGCCCGGCCCGCCCTGTGTGAGGGTGCTGCTGTAGCGTGTGACGGCGGCGCGATTGGTTTACGCCAGTGATGGCGTGTCGGTTGATCCCGCGCTTGTTAAGCTGGCCGGGCCGGTGACGCCTACATTGGGCGGCACAAACGCATCATCCTTCGCGGGGGTCTAGAACCATCGAAGGCGATAGGCGCAGACGGATATATGAGAAACCCGCCGGAGCGCTGGGCTCAGCGGCGGGTTAATTGGTGTCGCACTTTCTGCGGATAACGATGTGTCCCATAGTTCGCTTAATCGGTCAAGGGGTGGTGTTTGACATAATGTCGCACGCTAGGGGTTGAGGTTGTCGAGCCCGTCAGGCGGCAGGGCTCCCGCAAGCATCATGTCAACCGCGACCGATAGCGGCCCGCTGATCCGGGTCGTTCCCCGCTCATAGTCTCGGATGTTGGCACCCGGATCTCGCCCAGACAGGCGCAGCGCCCGGCCTAGCTCGCTCATGTGCAGGGGGCGCTTTAGTCCCCACATCTGGCCGAGAGTGGCGCGGGCGCTTCGGAGCTGGTCGGGGGTCATGGTTTCACTCACTACAGATAGCCGACGAAATCGCCGTCGATGGTGAAGGAGACAGCGAACCATGAGCCCTTTTCGATGACAGCATAGACCTCACCTTCGTCCGCGCCCGCGTTGTTGGCGTCCGCAACAGCTTGCGCCTTATCGGCCGACTTGTAGGCGGTGAAGGCGGCGCGGGCGTTGGCGATGATGGCGGCGATGCTCATGGTCTCTGTCCTTGGCTGGTGGGGCGTTGCCCCGTTCTTGAGTTCAATCTACAGGCTTTCGCGGTATATGCAACAGGTTTCTTCGGTATTTTCCTTGTAAATAGCTGTTGACGTTACCGGGATTCCCTGTAGATTGGTTCTCAGGAAACGGGGCCGCGCCCCACTCAACGGAGACGGACCATGACCACCACCTTCCAATATCGCGAACTGGCCGCCGCCGCTGAAAAGGCTCTGGATTGGACCTACGCCGCGCAGTGCTGGAATTGCGCCATCGAGGCTTATCCCGCCGCCATCAGCAAAGGCGAACTGGCCAAGCGCGATCTGGCCAACATGACCCGCCGCCGCAACGAGGCCCGCAAGATGGCCGACGCTGAAATCCAAGAATGCTTTGACGACGTGAACTGGGTTGGCCACCCGATGCACTACTAGGGGCCGGTCAATGACACCCAAAGAACAAGCCCTCCGCGCCCTCAAGGTGACGGAGGGCAACATCTTGAGCCAATGGGCCTGCGCTGGCCGGGAAGTGTACACGCCCTACACCGAATGGCTGCGGGTCGTGCGCGAGGCTATCGCGGCGCTAGAGGCGCTCTAGGCGCTTTCCTTCGCCCGCACTGGCGCTTTCTCAGCCGCCCCGTAAGCCGCAGACAGGTTATCAGCCGCAGCCCTTACCCTAGCGCCCTGAGCCTGTTCGTTAGTCTCTCCGGTGATGTAATGGACAATCCCGCGCCAGTCGGAGCGTTCCTTGCCTGCAATGCCAACGATGAGGCTTTGCAGGAGCCAGCCGCAGCGGGCGCCGGTGTCCCTGATGGCGGTCTGGACGCGACGGCCTGCGTCGATCTGCTGCTGACTGACGTTCTGGCCGGGCGGGTATTGGCACGAGTCCACAGTCACCCGTTGGCCTGGTCGCCACGTCTGCCCCATTTGCTCGGCAATGTCGGCCTCTAGGCGTCGGACGGCGCGAAGCTGGCCATCGTTCAGCAGGCGGTCGAACACGTCGCCACGGCGGGCGGTCTGGATCTTCCCCGCCCTATCGGTGATGGCGATAACGTCGGCGTTTTGGGGGAGCGTGTGCGTGGTCAGGTCGATCCCGAACTCCCCGCGCTGGTCTGCGGCCTTCTGGGCAGCTCTAGCGGCGGCGCGGTCCAGGGCGATCTGCTCGGGGCTCTTGGGTTTGTGCTTGCGGCGGCTCATATGCTGCGCTCCCATGCCATGCCGACAATCTGCGGGCCGTAAGGCGATGTGGTGAAGAACCAAGGCCGGGCCTTAGCCGCTTGGGCGCTCTCTGGCTGGAAAACGGAGGTGTGACACCTGACCAGCATTTCGCCGTGTTCACCCTCAACAGTCAGGGTCTCGTCAGATCCTCGCACAACCATGAACAGGCGGCTCATTCGGGTTGGTCCGTAGCTTTCGTCAGCATGTCCGCCCGCTCACGGAGCAGGCTCGCCAAGCGTTCCGCGTTCTGACCCGTCCAATCCCCGGTAACTGCGAAGTTGAGCCCGTCGCAGTCTGATGCGGTCAGCCAAACCACAACGGCGGCTGTTGGGGTTTCTTCCTCGCCAATGGCTTTGATGGCTCGCAGGATTTCGGGGCTCATCGTCTTTGCAGTGTCGGCGCATGGCTTGGCTCCATGCGCGCCGCTCTGAGGCGTTGGGCGCGCATATTGAAACTCCCTCAGAGGATCGGGTGCGGCCTTCACCCCCTCCAGCGCATCAATCCGCGCCTTCAGCTGGTCGATGGCTTCCCAGAGCATGGTTACGTCTGCGGGGGTGGCGTGAGGGGTGCGGGTGGGTTCGGCGGCTTTCGCAGGCTTCTCAGCTACCGGCCGGGCCTTGCCGCATGACGCGCACGTGTCGCGGTCAGTGTGCCACATTTGCCCATAAACTCGGCAATCGTGGACCCATACCTGATTGGGCGCGAGTGCCGGAACCTTGTCGACAACAGGGCCTAGCCAAGGATCGTTGTCGTTCGCGCTCACCTTGAGGTCTCCTCGTGTTGGCGGGCGGCGTTGAAGGTGGCGGCTTGCTCGTTAGGGCTCGCCCACTTCTGAGGCCACGTTATCGAACAGCCAGCGGCCTGTAGCGACAGCACGGTTGCGCGAATGACCTGATCGCTGTTGATCGACATGGCGAGGCGCAGGAAGATCAGCGCCAGGATCTCGGTGAATAGCTTCACGCTCTCGCCCCCTTGGTGTCTGGTTGGTGGGCGATTTCTCCGCAGTCGCACGGCCCGGCGGGAAGCGCTGGCTCATTATGCACGGCGCAGTCTGATGCGTGTTCTTGGTCGCTCACGGCTTCACCATTTTAACGACAACGTTAGTGTCTTCCGGCAGCAGCTTCATCCGGCGTTGCGTCTCATCACCGCCGTTCAAAATCCAGCTTTCAAACATGATGCACAGGCTGAATATTTCTGAGGCTGTGACGTGGCTGGCTAGTGAATGAGCCGCGTCAACGGCTAAGTTTGCAGCCTGTATGCGAACCGCTTTGCTCATGCTGCGACCTTCCAACGTTCGTTTTTCATCCCGCGCAGGATGACGGTGCGCGCAACGCCCCAGACCTCGGCAAGCTGGTCCAGAGAACATCCCGTCTCGTCAATGATCCGCCTCCAGGCGTCGCGGCGGGCGGCGTTGTCGCGGTCGGATCGGCCGAACAGGATCTGGTCAAACGTCACCCGCCATTCGACGGCGACAGCCTTGGCGATGCGCTCACAGTCGGCGCGGGTTGCTCTCGGCTTGGCGCATTGGGGGCGACCTCGGATCAGCATTGGCTGTTTTGGCGTCATGTATTCGGCCCAGATTTAGCAGCGTTGCGCGCTTCGATTATAGCACGCATCTGCGGTGTAATGCCAGATTCGTCAGTAGTACCAGCCGTGCTTTTCATATCACAAATTGCTGATTTCTTCGCCAATTTCTTGGCGTCGTCGGCAGCGATGTATTCGCGCATCTGCTGGCGCACCCTTTCCTTGTCGGCGGTGCTCGGCTCAACACGCGGACGGTTGGCAAGCGGCGCAACCATCTCAGCGATCTTGTCAGGCGAGAGGCGCTCATGGGTCGGTTCGGGCTGGCGCTCAATCGCGGCCTTGGCCCGGTCATAGGCCCTTACGGCGCGGTTCGGCGTGAGGCGGGCCATCTCGCGAAGCTTGGCGGGCTTGGGCAGAAACTCGATCTTTGGATCTGACAGGCAGGCATCCAGCGCCGACTCCAGGGCGGTCGCGGACACGTCAGCAAGCACCGTGCAATGGTCATCCCAGAACACCGCCCATTCGGCGTCTGAGCGCTCAGGCTGGCGATATGTGACGAACTTGGCGCCAACCATGCGGATGATTTCTTCGCGGCTCGCAGCAATCGTCGCGTTGGCGTGGATGGTCGGCAGGAACGCCTTGACCTCAGCCAACAGCGCCGGGTTTGACGCAATCTCAGAAACCGCCCGCAGGTTCGACGGTTCGACCCCTAACAGCGATTTGAGCCCCGGCGACAGCCCGGCCAAGGTTTGCTTGATGGCGGTCGAATTTTGCGGAATTGTCAGTGCGGACATAGGGTTTCCTGCGGGCTAGGGTCTCGGAAGCGCGGCGCATCCAGTTGCGCCACGTGGCGTCCCAATCGGTTTTTCGGCCCTTGGCCCCCGGCACGGCCCGCCAGTAGTCCCGAAACTTCGACAGCTCGTCGGCGTGTTCCTGATCGCTCAGGCCGTAATCGCTGATCGAGTAGTTTGCTTTCGGGGTCCAACCCTCGCCAATCCGTGTCCCGTTCGCAGCTTCTCGCGTACGTGTAGTTATATTCTCACGGGTGGGGGTGGGTAGTTGGGGGGGTCCAGGGGGGGAAGAAGGGAGGGGGCGGGTGATTTCCGGGTCAGCGTCATTGCCGTCATTGGCGTCAGGAGTGACGCTTTCTGACGCTTTCTGACGCTTCCGATCTTCATATCGGGCTTGGCGAATGGCTCCATTTGAGCGCGTTGGCCCAACCGGCTGCACAGCCTCCATTGCCTCAACAGCCGCAACAATGGCGTCGTGCGGCATTCCTGCGGCTAGCATGTGCTTAAGGGCGGCTGCGATGACGCTCATGCGCCCGCCCGTTCGTCAGAGAGCTGGTCCCACTCCGGCCTTCTATTGGCGATGACGATCCGCAGCGCCTCAAAGGCAGGCATGCGCTTGCTGTAGATCAGCCAAACATACTCCTCGCGCTCCTCCTCGGTTATCCCAGCCTTCCGGCAGAAAAACGCGATCTTGGATTCGCCGGGCAGCATCCTGTTGACAGGCTCTTTGCGCTCTGGCGGCTTAACTACGCCGTAGACGCTCACGGCCCCACAGGCGTCAACCGGCACGTCCTGCATGGCAAAATGCTGTTGAAGCACCCATGATGAAGTCGCGGCGCTGACGGGCTTAAAGTTGTCGCCTTGCAGTTTCATGCGGCGAC